GCATATGAAAAGTCAGAACCGCTTGAATAGCCTTTGTCTACTTTGTCTACTACATACAATATTTCATTGTTATAGAGTCTAGTTAAGATCTCTTCCATTGGAATCTTTTTATATTTCATACCTCTTCCTTTTTGTTGAAGTCAACAATATGGTTGTTCTACATAAAGTCTGTAGAGATAAATTCGTATCTTTGAACAGGCTTGCCTGCTCCTATCATAGGTTGTCCGTTCTTGTCTACTAAATATGCGCTTTTCGTATATTTACACTGTCTGTTGATATGTCTAGCGACTCCCAATGGAATAGTATCTTCTTCACCATCAAAAAAACTATAAACTCTTGTTGGCTCTGCCTTATATCCACGATATGAGAATGATGCACTGGCTCCAGGTGATTCTAAATTTTTAAATATTCCTTTTACCAGCTTACTATCTTCTTTGTAAGCAGCCTCTACTTTTTCAGCAGCTTTTTTCTTAGCTTCTGCTGAAAGCTTTTCTCTTTTACTTGGTAAAACTTCTTTTACTAATGCCATAAAAATCCTTATTTCAGTTGTACGATATTATCGTACGAGTCACCTATCACTTTGATTGTCATAATGATTGTCACTTTGATAGGCATTTTTAATCCTTATTTTTAAAAAGGGAGGGGACAAATTGCCTCCCTCCAAACTAATTATTTATATTGTAACCATATCACGGCTATATGCAACCCAATCCATAACATTAGTATTTGCTCCGACAACAGCTGTATCTATAAGTAGACCAGACCTCATTACGTTATCGGTTGCTTGTGTTAGAATTGTTGAAACTTCACCAAATGGAACAACAGCTGGATGCGTTACACCCGCTGCTGCCACAGCTGAAGTTGGGAATGCAAATGCAGTGAAAGCTGCACCATTAATATCTGTTGTAATGGTGTTAGCAGTAACGGCGGTTACTAAAGCTTTTAGACCATTAATTTCAGGCATACCAAAGTTGGCATCCGGATTGTTAATGGTAATTCTAGCTCCTACAGCATATCCATGAGCTACAGAAGTACTAATGACAACAGGATTAGCTACTGTCATATCCATAATCCACCTTCTTCTTGGGAAGAATCTGTAATCAGGAAGTACTCTATAGTCAGCATTTGTTGCTGCTGCAGCATATCCTGCTCCTACTCCATATCCTAAAGTATAGTTAACACCTGGAGTTGTTGCAGTTACTTCAAATTCCAATCCTGAAATCTGAAGCATAGCTGTGGTGTTGAGCATTCTAACTATAGCTCCAACAGGTGGATTTCCAGCATCTGTAACAACCATAGGTGTTGCAGCTGTAATCGCAGTTCCAGTAGCAACTAGAGCTCCTGGAGCCATGTTTGTAAAGTCAACTTCTGTAAAACCCAAACCTCCAGCAGCGGTTGCAGTTGCTGTAATTGCACTACCTCCAGCTTCTGTAAAATGCTGGGCTTGTCCTGCTGCGTATCCACGATACCACCAAGACTGAACTATAGCTGTTGGGGCTGTTCCCCATAAGCTTCTATTTCTAATTAAAAAATAATCAATTGCACAAGGAAACTCTAATACCCTTGATGCACCGTCAGAGATAAAATTACCCTGAGCGATCAATGCCATTGGCGTACTCATAATTTTACCTCCTTACCCTAATGTTGCACGTAGACTTATGATCCACGCATCGTTTGTTATTTTTGGCACTTGTGCCATACGCCAAGCACATGTTTGACGTAATTCCGCAGGATCGTCACCGTGTCCTGGCGGATGATATATGAACTTAGCGGATACTCCGTTTTGTTCAATTTTTGCATATGCATCTTGTGCTAATATAAAACAATTATAAATGTCAGCTCCAAGAAGAGATGCTGCGACTGTTATGCTTCCACGTGAAGACAGGAAGAAACGTACGTTTCCAATAGATCCCCATTCTGCTGGAGAAACATTTGCTTGATTTGGATACTGAGCTTTATTAATGAAGCCGTTAGCAGCTTCCAATTGCCCAATCATTCCTGTATCACACATACCAAAGTATGAGTCTCTTACAGGACCTGTTCCAAATTTATCCTGACCTTCAATAACGTTAGCAATAAAATCGCCATCATTACCTTGTAATGTTGCTACAACTCCATCGATATCTGCACGAGTGAGTTCTGTCGGAGAGTCTCCGTTCACTCCATTCACACAGTTAACGACGGAGGCGGTTCCTGCAAGCATGTCTCTTATCAATTGATCTTCTGTTTCTCGAAGTGACTGGCCTAAACGGGCAGCTGCTTCGTTTAAAACAGGGTCTTGGTTGATAAGGCTAACTTGCTTAGTAATAAGAACATATGTAGCGTACCAATCAATTCTTGCGTCAATATCTACAGCTTGCAGAGTCTGTACAGGAGGATTCAACATAGCAGGTCCTAAAGGGACAGGTGCTGTGTTCAATCTTGTGTACCTTCGCATTCTGAGGATATCGCCGCTATTTTCTTCCATCTCGTACGGAATAGCGCACATGCCATAGATCAATCTCGCTTGTGGAGTTGCCAATAGCTTAGCGTTAAACGTCTGTTGCAAAGGAGGAGGAAAATTTCCACTATTTGTACTCATTTTTACCTCATATAAGGTACAGAAGCGGCCCTCTTAGAATACTTTTGCATCTCAGCCCACAAATCAGCTTTAGACTGTGTAGCAAACGCTTGTGCCTGAGCCAATGGCCCTTGCTTGCCAATTGTATTGCTACTTACGGGCTTTTGACTATTAGAAGCAATCTTTTCCTGATTCTGCTTATTCGCGTTGGACTCCTTATAAAACTTCGATTGTTTTATAAGATAATAAGCAGTCTCATAAGGATTAGGATCATTTTTAATTGTGTTTTCCCAAGCAGACCTTTCCTGTACCAGTTTTTCTATATTTTCGTTAGTAACTACTTGATCGTAATCATCATATTGCCCTTTTACTTTGCCCGGTAAAGCTGCCTGTTCTCTTTTAGCAAGTTCATCAGCAACGATTTGTCTAGCTCTTTGTTCAGCCAATTTATTTACTTGGCCAACGGTGATTAAGTCATCTTCCTGTAGCTGAGACAGCTCGTCCTTTTCTTCCTTAGGAGGAGCAACTTTTTCCTGCATAGTTTGAGACATTTCCTGATTTTTACGTTCAAGCTCTTGTACCTTCTGTTCCATACGACGCCAGTTATATTCTTTTGTGCCGGCTTCTGGCTCTTTTGGTTCAGTAGATACTGGAGGCTTACTTTCTGTTGCTTCAACAGGAGCGGCGGCTTCCTGCTCAATTACGCCTTTATTTTCTTCAACTTCTGTCATACCTATCCTTTGGGTTTGCGATACCCTGTTACGCTGATTATTAACGCTAATCAAACGTGTATTAAATAATTTAGTTTTACCTAGTAAAAACTTTAAATGCAAAGAGATTTGTTTAGTAGTATTATTTTTGGAAATTACTTATTCTTAAAGAAGAAGGAGTTTTTATGAAATGGATTAGTGTTAAGGATCAAGCTCCCCCAAGAGACAGAAATATATTAGTTTATGATAGTCTTGAATGGCTGTATGTAGGAAAGCATGAAAAACATAGAACTATTTCTTTTTTCTACATAAACACTTGAATCTAAGGCGCTCTATAAATCTTAATCCATTTAGCCAACTGATCATCAGTATCAGGATCATTAAGCACAGCATCAAGCATATCTTCTTGAGGAAGAGACCAAAGAAGTTCTAGCTTGTCTAACTTGTTGTTTATATACCAAAGGTCTTGTTCGCAATGCATAGGTGGGGGAGTTTTTCTAGCACAGAAGCGAAACAAAATAACAGGCCTGTCTGCAAAAAGACGCTCTCTTGTACAAAAGACCTGAATATAATATTCGTCTACACTATCTCTATGATTCTCAATGGTATCGATCAATTCTCTCATGTAAGACTTGCCACCTTCATGAGCAAGGTCCATCGCTAAAACAGAATCTCCTTTTGCATGCTCTTCTTGAGTCTTTAAGATTTGAGTGCCTAAAGTGTCTCTGTCGCCGTATTCTGATTTCATATCATTCCATTAAATAAAAGAAGCCGGGAAGCATACCTTAATAGGAAGGCTTCGAAGGAAGGAGCATCGTAGCTTCCCAGCTTTGGAGAACAATTAATATCTATTCTTATAACTTTTTTTTACTTTTATTTCACTTTCATTCTCAGGAATCAAAGAACTGCTATAACGTGATGTGTAAGCAGAACTTTGCTGTTTCTTCATATCAAGATTTGGACTTCTTCCTTTATAACGAGAGGAATAATTACCTTTCGCTTTTTCTACTAATTTACTTGACTCTCGGTTTCTCATAACCCCTCGTCTCCTTTGTTGTACAACGTTTATAAAAAGGAAGATGGAAGTGCTAGCAGTCTTCCTACAATCGCGAGTAAAAACTCTTGAGAGATTCTTCCATTAATTTATTTCTTTTTATCTTTTTTAGCCTTAACTTGCCAAAATATTAACAAAAACAGAAGTCTTCCAAACGCTTTAAATAATCTTTTGAATCTGTGCTTGGGAAGTTCCTCTTTAAGCATTGGTTCTATTATTTTTTTTGCCATTTTAAACCTCAATCAGCTTTTTCGGCTTTTTCGGAATTCTTTATCAAAACACTTGCATCAATACTTCTTCCTTTTAAAACAGAAGCTGTATCAATCTTTAAAACAACAGATTCCTCTGATTTCTTAAAGCTGCAACTTGAAGTTAAAAAACATAATGCTAATAAAAATACTGCTTTTTTCATACCTACCTCACTCTATTTCATTTATTTTACTGTTATATAATAAGTCTTCAATGGTATCAATAATCTTTTCCCTATCGTCCTCTTTCCAGCCTTTGTTAAGTTCTCTAATATAAGCTTGTATATCCCATAAAGCAGAAAACATATCGGAGGATATCTCAAAGAGTTGTCTTTCGCTGCGCTCTTCTGGTTCTTTGAATTCATATCTAACTTTCATCGCAGTCCTCCTTTAAAAAGCATGGAGCTGAGCCTTTTTCTTCCATACAATGAATAATATAACAATCTTTACAAAGATAGATGGGAGGGTCGTCTTTAGTTATCCACACCCCGACTTCTTTATATCTTTTACATTGATTGCACATTGGTATTTTGGGCTTTTTCATTTAGATTTCCTATGCCCCCTCTGATAATCTTTTAGATTCACTAGGCATTGAAATTGCCGATTCCGCTGCTTCTCCGCCTTTAATTGATTGAACAATGTCAACAAGCTGTTGCAACTGAGTTAAATCAATTCCTTGTAACTCTTTAATAGCCCTTATTTTATCTAGACTTGCCCTCTCTAGATCAGCGACAGATTCTGACCGTCTTTCGATGGCGGCAGCTCTATTTTCTTCTATGCGTGAGTATCTTTCAGCACTTAGTCCGAGATCCGCTTGTGACCTAGCATTAGCCAAGTTAGCCCTAGCCTCTAGCTCTTTCATCTGCATTTGCATTTGCATCTCAGCTTGCTTCTTCTGTTCTTGCTCTTGTTGCATTATAGCTTCTTTTAGTTCTTTCTTCTGAACAACAGGAGCTACATCGATAAGAGGGTCTGTAGGTACAGGTATTCCCATCTCTTTGAGATAGGTATATTGAATGAATTGGGCTTTTCTTTGCGTTTCCGTAAGCATACCTTCTGCAATAACACAATCATACTTCTGAAAGGCTTTATTGTAAAATTGTTGGGAAGGTTGTTTGTTTAAGATTCTTCCTACCTTTCCAGGAGTAAAGTTTGATTGTATCATATCAACAGTAAGTTCACCGAGAAGCTTCTGTGACACGTCTAATTGATCGAATAACTTCTGAAGAGTAGTAAGACCAGCCCCTTGCCTCAACATGCTTAAAATACCCGCCTTATCGTCGTCAGCAGCACCAAGAAGTTCTTCGTTAACACCAGATA